TAAAAAGAGAGCAGTTTTACCTGCCCTCTTCTGATTTTACATTCTTTCAAGCATCTTAATGTACTTGTCGATGGTCTCACGTTCTTCTGGAGTATCAGCATCACGCTTAAGTTCTTTCAGCTTGTTATGCATATCTCCCATGAAGTCCTCAAGATCGGCAAGCATACTCTGCTTACTGGCCATAGAATGGTCATTCCGGTACATCCGCTTGCTGTCCATGTATCTTCTCTCAGAGTAATCACCGTCATCGTAAGAGTTCCCATCATCGTATCTGCGGGAATACCGTCCCATGCTGTCTCTCTTGGCTCTCATCCGCCCTCTAGCCTGGCTGTATCGGTCATCTTCGTACTCTTCCATTCCCTCAACAGTCTTGAGATCCTTGTACATATCAATCAGCTTGAATGCGGTATCAAGATTTCCAGTGGTCAACCCCTTATCCGCAATCTTGTCGATTTCCTCGCAAATTACATCTAACATCTTGTCATGTCTCATCATGCTCACCTCACATTCTCGACACGCAGAGTGCCGCTTACTGTCACACCTGCAGTATC